ATGTTTTAGAATCGTGACGGTGTTTAAATCTTAAGACCATCTCATCTTCAAATTCATTTCTTTGAGGAAATACTGTTTGTAAATATTGTAACAAGATACTTCCGTATGTGTTAAATTCAATAACCATCTTAACGTTTTCTGGATTAAAGACTTCACACGCTAATGTATATAAAATCTTAGCAAAATCTTCAATAACGTGTTCATTTGATTTAAATATTGCAACTTGATTGATTCTAAAGAAGTCATACATTGCTCCAGGATTTGCAATTTTATCTATGTGTTTTTTGCTCATAGGTTCTACTTCAAAAACATTAATAATAGAATAGTCACCTCCGTTACCTTCTGCAATATCTACAGAAAATAACCAGCGTTTATCTTCTAAAACCGTCGTGTCTAAATCAAAATCCGGGTTCCACATCAAATAACCATTCGTATCGATGTGTATATTTTCAAAGTCTTCTAATTCGTGATGAATAAATTTCTTTGCCTTTTTTCTCATAGTTGCCATTGAGCCTGGCGATAATAACAGCGTGGATGATGAAACGAATTCATTTCCGTACTGTCTATTAAATGCATGATCAGAACCTAAGTTTTTAAGTTCTCTCTGATACCATGCATCATCTCTATCAGGGTGTTGCCACCAGTCAATTCTTAATGGTGTATATGCGTTGTCACCTTTTTCTGCAGCTGACCAAATTTCATAGAACTTATTAAATCCATTTGGCGTAGAAGTAATATTGATCCTTGAAATTTTAGAAGCTGATAAAGTAGGGTAAACGTTTTCATAGAATGAATCTACGATATTAGATTGAACGTGGGCAAACTCATCCAGATATAAGTTATGGATGGTAAAACCAATACCCGCTTTAGCTGTGGTAGCTTGACCAACTAAACGACAACCATTATCGGCTCTAACGTTCATTACGTCATATTTGATAATTCCAGGTTTCATATAAAATGGAACATGCTCGATTACAACTTTAGCTTTATCAATAATCTCTTTAGTTGAGTCTGCCTTATTGGCTAAAAGTAATGTGTTTTTATCGTAGTTGAAAATAATATACCACGCATTGAAAATAGAAGCCGTAACTGTTTTACCCATCTGTCGAGATGCCAATACGATATTAAATCTATTATCCTGTAAGTTACGTAACATAACTTTTTGATATTCTCTAAGTTTTACTTTTTGAATACCATCATCAGTCATTACTACTGCGTATTTCTCAGCAAAATAAACAATGTCTTTGGCGCACTTGGCTATTTCTTGGATTTCAGCGTCTGTATACTCAAAAACAATATTACCTTTTTTAAGGTGCTGTTTACCTTCGTAAAAAGGTGAACTAACGTTTGGTTTATAACCTTTATCTAATGCTAAAATATAGTCATTAACATTTTTTGTGGACCATACTAGTTTTGCAGTTTGAACATCAGCTGATTCACTAGGGATCCATTTATTATCGCTTACATTTTCTGCCATATTAATCTTGTGTTATTATACCGAAAACCGTACCGCCTTGTTGTATAAATTTGATTGATTTTCCAAGTCTTTTAACAGATTTTTCTAGAAAAATTCTATATAATCTATCTCGTCCTGTACCTTTATCTACTCCATTTTCTTTGGGTTCGTATCTTATACCGCGAATGCTTTCGTTATTATTTAAAATATTTTCTACAACGTCAATGATAGTCGCCATTACGCTAAACATTTCTCCTCTATTGGTTTCGTCATATTCTCCGTTTGCTGTAAAATCAACATCTAAGAATGAATTTATATTTATAACAGTTAGCGTATATTCTAATTTTGACTCTGTTTTAAATTTAGCATAAAGTCTTTTATTAAACTCAGACATATCATTAAATTTACCAGTAATCTTATATTTATATTTTTTAGAAGATGAATCTCCTATTTCAAATAAAAATTGTTCGAATAATTTTACATGCTTCATATTAATCTTCTGTTATTTCAGTATCTTCAATGTCTATTGTCTCTGCGTCTTCCGTCATACCTTCACTTTGTCTAATAAGACGCATAAGATCTTTTGTACCTCTTTGTACGTTTCCGTTTTCTATAGAACCACCTGAAGCTTGAATTTCTGTTTTATCTACATTTTTTCTATACATTTCAATATCTCTAGCAATACGCTTAGTAGATTCTTCAGTTGCCATCAAATACATCGTCTGTGATTTAATAACGTCTAGCATAGATTTTTGTAATGTTGCTAAAACTTCAAACATTCTAGGTGCCATTTCACCGTCTTCTATAGTTTCTAATAAAATAGTAAGTGCTCTTTCGCCTGCTTGCAGTTGATAAACTAATGAGCTCATTGTCATTTCGTCCATTTTCTTTTTAGCCATGACATATTCATCTTTGGTGATGATGTCTTCGTCTAAATAGAATTTCATTAAAGCTGTTATAGTTTTTTCTGCTTGTTTATTAGCAGCGCCTTTCATTTCAGTAAAACTAACATTAGATCTAATTCTAGCAGGAGGTAAAACCGGGTCTTGATCTACAACATCTGTTATAGAATCATCAGTACCTATCAATTCGTCTAATTCTCTACGTATATCATCAGCTTGTTCGCTGATGCTTCTTTTCTTTTCTTCTGACATAATATTATATTATTTACTAGATATGTATCTAAAATTTATCTAGCGTTCTTGAATTTCTGGAAGCCAATAGAAGGAATAGCATTATCAATAATAAGAGCCAATTGATTATCTCTAACAACATATTGATTTAATACATTATGATGTTGTTCTAATTCTATTGGTTTTTCAAACATTCTAATATTAGTTATGTGTAATTTTGCGCCATTTAAATGATAATAAGTGTCAGAATTCCACATCATGGCATTATTTAATTCTTTAGTTTCATGGAAAGCTGGAATTAAATCATTGTTTTGTAATTGTGGAAGTCCTTCATTGCTATTTGCATCTAATGCATATACATGAAGCGATAATTGTCTGTAAGTATTACTTGCGTTTAAAATAAATGCGTACCATTTATCTTTTGCAAAAATCATGTTGTGTGCATACGTATATGCAATGCCATTGATAATAACTGTAAATGCAAATGGACTTAGCATTAATCTAAAACCATTAGATAAAACATAATCACCAAAAACAAAATAGTCTTCGGTGTTATTTGCAGTTTCAAACTGCGGTGAAATCCATGCTGTTAAAGCAAAATCATCAGTTGCTTTTAAATTACTCTTTTTAACGTATTCTAAAGCAACATTTGTTTTATCAACTTGAGTTAGATCATAATAGTTTTTAGAAACTACAGTCCATCTATTTTTCAGATCATAGTCAACAATCTTAATGTCTTTGGATTGAAATTGTCTAATACCATCTCTATATGACGTAGAAACTGTTTGATATTGTTCTGGTTTTGTAACTTGATCTTGTACATCTTTAATTTCTGCTCCAAAAACCTCATCTATTCCGGTAACTATCATATCTGTTAATTCTGTAAATCCGTCTGTTTCAACAGCACTAGAAGTACTGTATTTTGTTAATTTAAGTTTCCAATAAGATATAGCTGCATTAAAACGATCACCTAAAGAAACAGAGCTTACAGTGTACATCTTATTGATAATAGGAATAAACATATAGTCTTTATTTCTAGGTTGCTTACCATATCCAAATGCTTCTTCAAATTCTTTTTTAACTATATGAATTTCAAATTCTTCAAAATCCATTCCAAACATATCGTATGAAATTGAAGACTCTTGTGGAAATTCATTATCTGGTACTAAAATTTTAATAGTTTGCTCATCTGCAACATGGAATAAAGAATATTCCATTAAAATAACGTCTTTAGATCTTTGATCTGGTTCAGTTCTAAAATATTTAACTTGGTGGCCAAATATGTCTGACACCATATTAGATAATTGTAAATAAACCTGTTGAGATTTACCTAAATTATATGGTTGAAATTGATTGGTATCGTCACAGTTAACTCTAATGTTAGCGCATCCATTGTATAAATACGGATCTAAACAGTCTGTGCAAAACTGAGGACATGATTCTATAATACCATTATCTCTTTGTAAGGTATATGTTATAGATAATATAGTTAATGTGTTTGCTGGCAAAAGTGCTGCAACTTCACATTTTACATCTAAATATAATGGTTTTCTTGGATCAAACTCTAAATGTAATAGATCTCCAAAATTAATATCTTTAGTTAAAGGTCTAAATTCTGAATATGTTCCGCCACCTTGGGTTTGTGAAAATCTATACTCGTATTCAAAATAAGAATATTGATTTGGTTCTTTATAAAAAATAACGTTTGCTGCAGTAATAGGTGAAGGATCAACTAAAATTATATGATTAGCATCAACGACTGAATCTATTGTTAGAATATTATTACCTACTATTATTTTATCACCGGATTGATAGCCTAAAAAATTAGTTTGTGCGCCATATACATCAACTGAATCTAAAGTTAATGATATTTTACCAACTGTATTTAAATCAGAAAGTCCTACTAAAATATTCCAATCTAATACTTTTTGTACATTAGTATATGGATCTTTAATAGAAGCTATTAAAAAATCGCCGTATTCATTCGCTGTATATCCTTTAACCATTTGTGTTATCTATTTTAATTTCATCTTGCGGTTTATAAACTTCACCGGCAATCCAAGAAGCAACAAAGCCTGTCAATGATACAAAATAAATTGATAAATCAGAAAGATTTATGCCATTTAAAATACCTAAAACACCTGCAATTGCCCATAAAACAACTACAACATAAATCATAATTTCTCTTCTGGAATTTGGGCCAGGTAAAACTATACCTGTTTTTAAACTTGGTCTTTTTGTTTCTGCCCAAATATAAGTAGCAGCATACGCAGTTAAAGAACCGAAGTAAATAGCCATTTGCGGAAAATCAGCTTTTTGTAAAGCCCCTAAAATACCAAGGCCTATCCAAAATAAAATGATTGTGTACACTAGACCTTCTCTTTTACCAAAATTTCGTAAAAATGCAGGTCTATTAAACGCTGGTAATTTAAATTTTAAACTCATTAAACATTAGACTTTTTTCTTGAAGTATATATTCAAGAAATAAATCTAATAGTCTGTAACTAATAAAACTTCAGGATTATCCCCTTCTAACTTTTCTTCAACTGAGTCTAAAAATATAAGTACAGGTTCTACTTCAACAGTGTGCTTAAGAGCTTGTTGTTCTATAAAGCCATCTAATTTTGATAGGATATAGTTTAATTTATGCCTTTGATATGGTTTATTAGGCTCTAAGATTTTTAAATCTATTAAAACGTTATTGAAAATTTTAAGTTCATCTTCATCAAACATCTCAAATAATTTGTAAGTAACATGTAGAACTTTAAAAGAAAATGTAATTCTTGGACCATTTACTTTATCATCAATCATTCTAGAATAATTTTTACTTTTATCTAGAGTTAGCTTGATCCACTTTAAACGTGACATTTCTTTAAGCATTGTGTTAAAGAAATAGATTGAATTGGCATCTTTGTGCAAGAATTCTGATCCAATAGATTTAAATTTATTTAATTCATTTGGATATGTGGTTTCAATATGTTTCTTTAAATCTTTGGGCGAAACTAAAATTGATTGATCATTGACGTCGATGTAATTCAATGCGTTTTTAGCTCCTGTCCAGATTTTAAAATCATAGTAATTATACTTAAATAATATTACATCTATGATGTCGGTTGCGTCTAAAACAGAGAAATTTGTCATTAATAAACTTTAATTGTGGTTTCTAATTTACGCAATTCTTTTTCTAATTCATCTGGCGAGAATTTCTTTAATTCATTATATTCTCTCTTACCAATCTCATGAATCTTCATAAACAATTCTAAAGCAGCGTCGTTAGGTATATATTCATCCTTTTTAGGCGCTGCTTTTTTAGTCTTTGTGTAAATCCACATTGGCACAGAAGTAAATCTCTGGGCAACTAAGCTCCAACTATCAATCACTGAAGCACCGTTGATACCATTCTTATTGAACATTTGTGCATTTGCTGGAAACTTAATAGCAAAAAAACGATTAATCATAAAGTGATGTCTTCGTTTCGTTTGCTCTTTTATGTTTGCATAATCAGCTTTCTTTGTAAACATAATTTTTACAAAGTCAAATAATTTAGTATCGTCTAATTGCATATTGTTTTATTTAATCCATTCATTAAAGGCTATTTGATGTGCTTCGACTGGATCTACACCATTAGCCATTTCTTTTTCTGCGAAGTCTATAACTTCCCACTTTAAGTTATATGCGTTAGCTTCTAAAAGTATCAAGTCTATTTGTTCTTGATCTTCTTGTGAAATATGTGCCATATTAAAACAATTCGTTTAGATTTTTAGTCAAAGGCTTTTCATCAGAGACATCTAAATCAGAAAACGCATCATAACTTTTAGGTGCATTTTCAGCTTTAGTTGCCATCCATTTATTACCTTCTAGAATTCTTTCCATCTGTGTCAATTTGCTAAGCGTAGGCTCTATAATAACATCTTTTTCTATAGCAGATTGCATTTGCTCTTGAATAGGTTCTGGAATAGTATTATGGTGCAATAACATAATATCTAAGTTTTGATTAAATCTTAATTTAATTTGAGACTTAGAAGAGTTATTTACCACTCTATAAGTAATATCTACGATTTTATCAACTTGTGCATCACTAAACATGTGATCAATCACAAATGATTCTTCTTCTTTAAGATATTGATCTAATATTTTATCAGCTTGTTTTTGTGTAATGCTATAAGTTCTACCACCTTTAACCCAAGAAACTACAGATTTGATGTTATCTGATTTATCACCCATTAAAATCTTTTGAAAGATAAAATGATCACAATTAATTTCTTCTATTTCAATACCATTTTTTTTAATCCAATCCATAACGTCCATTCTCATTTTTTCTAAGAATGAAGTTTTACTAGCCAAATTAAAAAGTAAATCATCATCGTCTTCAGTTCTGTCGTCGATGTCTGTAGCGATCATCTTATTAAAGCCTTCAAATACAATTAATTTCTTTTTGGTATTGTAGTACCATAAAGTGTAACCGTCTGTTGCTTTAGAGTAATCCACTAATTGAATTAAATCTCTATCACCTGTCCAAACAATACAGTTTTTACCATTGGCATTTAAATAAGTCGACCATGCAAATAAGATGTCGTCGGCTTCTGCGCCTGGAATCTGCTCCACGATCACACCTTGTTTAGCCAAAACAGTTTTAAACTCTTCATATATTTGATATACGCCGTCCCAACAAACTGTCTCATTCTGCACTCTGGTGCCTTTGTATTCAGCTTCTGGAAAAAGGTCTTTACGCCATGACTTAGAATCAATTGCCAAGACAATACGATCCACAAATGGTTGCATTTTTCTAATTTCAGATGCGAAATCTATTGCCAATTTTCTCATAAATTGACCTTTGCTTTTATCGTCTTCTAGTAACTTTCCACTAGAAGGCTTAGGCATAACGAAAAGCCTACTATATATGAAGTAGTTTCCGTCAATTAGTAATGTGTGTTTGCCTAGTCTCATTTCTTCTTCGTTGTTATTGTAAATATAACTATTTTCCACGATATGGTAAAATATTTTTAGATGTTTTTTCTTATGAT